GTCTTGTACTGCTCTGGCAGTTCTGGGGCAAGGGCAGGAGCAGGTGCCTTGCGCTCCGTCACAGAGCTGTCAATGTCGGTGCCAAGCAGCGGAATGTTAAGATCCGTAAACTTAATGCTGGTCTTGATCGCCCCGCCTCGGCGGACTCGCTGGTTCTTGGTTCCGCGTGGAGACCTAGATGTCCCGGAGACCGGGGTTTCCGGGCCGCTGAGCGACGTTACGAGCGGCTTGCCGCCTCCAAGGGGTTCAAAGAGCTGCTGGCCCTTAGAAATGCGCTTTGCCTTGTCATAGGCCTTCCCAATAGCCTCGATCTGGGCTGGCGGCGCCACGGCCGGGTCGGTTGTAAACTGGCCAGGTACGCCCTTCGTATCCTGGAACGCTCGTGGTACGCGACGAATCTTTGCCATTAATCAACTGCTCCGTAATAGGAGAACGCGGGCGTCTCCGCCGCCTTCTCGGGATTCCTTAGCGCGTGCCGCACTGCAAGTGCAAGTGCCATCACAGCGTCTGTCTCTAGCTTCTTGTCATTGAGCTTGTATGCAAGCAACTGCTTGCGCATCTCCATCCACGCGCTCGTGCGCGGGAATGCGATCTGACCCTTGTCGATAATCGACTTAAGGTCGTGAAGCATCTCTAGCTTCTTTGCCTTCGTCCCGCCGAAGTCAACGCCTCGTACTGGACGGATAACATTAAATTCTTGCTGGAACAGCCGCCCACCAAGTCCAGTGGAATCAACCACGGTGGTGCAGAACGATCTGTCCTGATTATACAGCAGGTGGCTCTCCCTCACCATATTAACAACGGCGGGGATAGTTTGTTTCCCTCCTCGTCGTCGAGCTCGTACGCCGCGTAGATTTTGGCGATCTGAATAGTCAATCGTGACAGCCCAGGTCGAGTCGGCAGAAATACCGGGGTCAACTCCTTGCACGTACCGTCGTCCGACAGCAGGCGCAACGTCATCGGCAATATCATCTCTGAAACACTTGTCCACTGCGATTGCCGAGAAGAAAGACTCTCTAGCTTCAATGAACTCTCCGTCAATGTTCTGCGGGATAAGGTACGCATCCTGCTGGCGTAGGATAGCATCAAATGTATCGGCTGACAAGCCGTACCCGACGTTATCCCTTGTCGATAGCCTGAAGCTCATGAACTGCGGGTCCCTCAACGGGTTCGTCGGGTCGCCCCGATCCCACAGATCCGCGTAGAAGTTCTGCCCCTCCGTTGGCGTCCCGATGAAGTGTAAGGGCCCGCCAGTAGAGAGCCGCCGTAGGTTCAGCACCTCTTGGTAAATCAAATCCAGATAGGGCTCGAACGCTGCTTCGTCGAAGGAAATTCCGTGCATGTCTTTCCCAAGCAGCGCTTTTGCCTTGTCTTGCGTTGTTCTGAAGTGGATGTTCGCCCCTCCGAACATCGGGTGAATCTTGATCCAAGGATATTCCCCTCTGTATTTCTTGTCGTATGTTGCGATCTGACCAATCTCTTTTGTTAGCGGACACCCATTACCCTTCTGGGCTGGGTGAATCCCCTCGAGGATAATCGACAGTTCTCGGTAAACTAGTTCTGCTGTTTCCTGCTGGATGCCAATATGATACCACTCATACGGTTGGCTCATCCACCGTCGAGCGTCATCAACAGATCCATCAGGCGATTTGGCACCGAGCTTGTAGAAGGCGTGATGAAAGCAAATGACCGCCATCGCCAGCGTTTTCCCCGCACGATTGCCTGCGGATACGACGGTCGTGAGGTATCGCGGCCGCCATCCTGAATCGTCACGTTCTGCGCAGGCTTTCCACCATCGTACTTGGCCGGGGTTTCCCTTGATGCCGAGCCAGCGAGAAGCAAAGAACTCGACGTCAGTGCGGCCGAGAGCCAAATCGCGTGCAATGGAGCCTTGGCTGAGATCAACCTTCAACTCTTCTTCGCCGTCTTGGCAGACTCTTTGAATGCCTTCGCTGTTGGCGCCCCCTTAGTTCCTGGCTTTCGCATCTTCTCCCCAGACCCTGCGGCAATGCGCTTGCGCTTTGCGTGGATGTTGGCGTAAAGGCCCTTCTTAGCTGGCACGCTTCTTGCCCTTCTTGCCGTATTCCATCTCGCGCTCCTTCTTGCCCTCAGTCTTCTCGTGCTTCTTTTGGGCTTTCTTGGCAGCGGCGATACCCTTCTTTGTGTATGGGAACTTCTTCCCTTCGACCATTGGCATTACTTCTTCCCCTTCTTCTTCTTGGACTTACCGGCCGATGCAAGGGCCATAGCGATGGCCTGCTTCTGCGGATATCCCTTCTTCATTTCCATTCGGATATTTTCCGAAATGACTTTCTTGCTAGATCCCTTCTTAAGAGGCACGGCGCTTGTTCCTTTCGCTAATCGCCTTGGCCTTTGACTTCGCATCAGCCTTGCTACTTGCTCCCCACGCCTGGAGAGAAAGAAGGAGTCGCGTCGGGCGACCCTTTTCGTCACGCTCTGGGCCTGGCATGTTCCCCATTCGGGCCAGGAACGAAGCCCTGCGCGGATTGTCTCCGCTCTTAACTGGTGCCTTAAGCGTCCCGCCAGTCTGCGCCTTGTACGACGCACGACCCCTGGCGTTCAGTCCGCCCTTTGGATTCTGGCCAGCCTTACGTTGCCATGCTGCTGTCTTTGGCATTATCCCCTCCTGAATCGTTTGCCCTTATTCGCTGGCTTTCCTGGAGCAGAGTAAACGCCATAGAATCTGGCAAACGTTGAACGATCTCCAGCTACTTGCGAGCTTTTCGGCGGTGCAATGATGTTGCCCATCTTCTTCTTATTTGGCGAGACAACCTGGCCGCCAAGTGATTCAAACTTCGCTTGCGCGGCTTGCCCGCGTTCGTTGTTAGCAAATCCCCCGGGAACGTTTGTCGTGCCAGTTGACTTGTACGAAAATCCAGAACTCATGTATTTCTTCTTGCCCATGGTATTTACTACTACGCCCTCAGATTGGGCCCGGGAAACAAGGTCCGAGTACTTCTTGGCCTGCTTCTTAGTAAGATTAATCTCGATATCAAAACCACGACGTTCCGACTTGATGCCAGAGATAAGGTCGTCTGCTCGCCCCTTAAAAAATGGTCGGCCAGAGGCGCCAACCATTTCTGGCTTGTACTTTCCCTTTTTGCCCCAAAGGGGCTTCTTCTCTGCCACGATCAGCGTGCCCCACGAGTAAGCTTCGGCCGGAATTTAACTGGCTTCTGCTTTGCTTGCGCTTTTGGTGGACCCATCTTTGGACCTGGCATCGGTGTTTCTGGGTTGTCATAGAAAGGATTTGTAGGTTCAAGCGGACGAACATACGTGCCAGCTCCAGGGTCTGGGACTGGCCTGAACGGACGTTCCCTTGGGATTTGTACTGGGCCAGTCTGCCCAAACTTCTTGTCAAATCCAGGGGTCTGCATTTCCTTGAACATGCGCATCATTTCCTGGGCAACCCCCTGAGCCGTGCCAAACGACGCACGGCCAAAGCCCTTCTTAAATCCAGAGCGGCCAAATCCGGTGTATCCGAATCGTGACCCGCCAAACGTTCCGCGCTTAGCCATCTTAGATATCGAACTGCTTCTCAGCAGCCGCCTTCTCTTCTGGGGTCTTTTCCTTGATACCGAACTGTGTATTCTTAGGATCGAGGAACTTAATCAGAATCTGAAGGCCAGATGCAAGGCCGGCAGAGATAATGGTGCGGAAGTCGCCTCCGCTAATGTCAAGGAGCGGGATGCCCAAACCAAGGGCAACAGAGATTGAAACGGTGATGAATGTGCGGCCAAACTCGATGAGCGCCTCGTCAACGCCAGTGTTGTCGATGACCCAGCGGATGCCCGCCTTAAGATCGCTGTACATTGGGACTCCTTACTTCCACTCAACAATGACGACGTGCTTGTGGGCTGCGCCGCCAGTGAGTTTCTTCTTGCTGGAGGCAATAGCCTTCAGTTGATCTTCGGTGATCTTGACAGCAAACTTCTCTTTGCCCTTGCCGCTGCGCGTTGGGCACGCCCACTGCCAACCATCCACGGCGTCCCACCCCGCTGCGGTCATGTGACCATAGCCATCCGCGATATGCTTCTTATCCTTCTTTAGCCAATAGTTCTGCCACTTCTTGTGCCATTCGCTGATCTCGACAGGAGGGTATCCAACAGCCTGTTGAACCCACACGAGCAGACCAGCACCGCGATGCGCAGAGAGGACTACATCGTCCCATGACTTTGCGTATCGGGCCTTGGCGCCAAGTTCCTTGGCAGTCTTAATCAGGTCACCAAGCGATGAGCCATTGTCGCTCACGCCTTCCTTCTCCACGAAGCCCGTTGCCTTGGCCTTGGCCTTGATGCCATCGCCTGCGCTCGGGTCGACCTTGTAGCCGGATGCCCACGCGACAGCCGCAGCCGTGCTTGACGGCCCGCAGTCGTCGAGAATGCCACCCTTCTCTACGTGATCGAGTTGCGACTTGACTTTAAACTGCATGTTATTCCTTCCAG